GCATACGATAACAATGAGTATCAGAGAAAAAGAGCAAGTGAATATCCATCTATAGCAGATCAGCTAGACGACATTTATCACAATGGCGTTGATGGGTGGAAAGCTACAATCAAAACAACTAAAGACAAATATCCTAAAGGTTAATCATGTGTGAATGTTGCGAAGGATATGATTGTATCTGTAAACAAAAATTAATATGTGGCTGTAATGGTGAGTGTGTTTGTGGTAAATGAAGTATTTAATATTAGTATTTTTATTGTTATCAGGAACAGCTTATTCCGCAGATACTAATACGACAGTAAGCTCGACTATAACAGGAACAACGACTGTAGATAAAACCCCTAGTACAGCTAACGCACCAAATGTCATGATATCAAATCAAGATGTTTGTACCTCAGGTGGCTCAGTTGCTTTGCAAACTCAAATATTTGGTTTTGCAAAAGGCTCTACTATTACAGACATCACCTGTGAGAGATTAAAGTTAGCAAGAGCTATGTATGGTATGTCCATGCGAGTAGCCGCAGTTAGTATTCTTTGCCAAGATCCAAGAGTCTTTCAGGCTATGGAAATGGCTGGAACACCCTGTCCGTATTTTGGAACTATAGGGGAAGTGGCACAAGCTGGTTGGGATAGTCACCCTAAAGATCGACCTGATTATGTAAAGGAGTCTAATGCTAAAAACTATATTGTTGGTGGTGTTATTTTGGCTATTACCACAGGCATATTCTTATTCTGAAGAAACTCCTAACCTAGTAACCCCAGCAGACGAATGGACACAAAGCGGTGATGTAAGTACCACACAATGTTCTTACTCAGGCACACTAGAAGATGGTGAAGTCTGCACAGGATCAGCAGATACAAGAGGTGTTGCTGATGGTGGAGGCACGATTACAAGTGATGTCTATAGTCTTATAACAGATGGTGGTCTAACCATTGATGAGATACAACAAGGTTTTGATTTAAACTATGGTGTTACTGTAGAGTCACATCAAAGTAATATTACTGTACCAAGTTGTGCAGATACTAATGGCGATTGTAAAGACATATTTAGAATAACAGTTACTCTTAGAGACCAAGACAGCACAGTATTTCAAACTTTAGAAAAAGAAGTAGAACTAGATTTTAGTGGTACACAAGATTATCTCTACACAGATATTATTCAGCCTAATACTTATACTGACATAACTACACAGATGTCTTTATGGGGTACTGATGCTGGATATACTTCAGGATATTACGGAGCAATCTTTAGTGATCCTGTATTGACAGCTTCTTACATGATTGTGGAACAAGTAGAAGATATTATAAACGATATAGTTAATGATGTTATTGACGATATTATTAATGACTCTACTGACTTTGAGATTATAGAGATAGACTTTGGCGATGACCTAGATCCTATAGAGATAAGCATAGACGAAATATCCATAGAACTTCCTGAACAAGAAATCGAGATTGAAATGATTGCTGATCTTGATATGGAATTAGATATTCCTGAATTTGAAATAGAAATGGAAGCTGAAGTTGAAATAGAATTAACCGAAGCTATGGAAGAAGTGGCTGAAATGGATATTGAGGTTGAACCTGAGATTGAGATTGAAGTTGAAAGTGAACCCGAAGTTGAACCTGAAGTTGAAGAAACAGAAGAAGTAGAAGAAACTCAAGAACCTGAACCTGAACAAGAAGAAAGAGAAGTTAAGGTTGTTCAACAGAAAGAAACTAAAGAACAAATTGCAAAAAAGATTTTAGCTAAAGTTGCTGACAGTGGCGATCAAGTTGCTCTTGATACAGTCAAATTAGCTGTTATGGCACAATTAGCAGACACAAAAGGCTTTAACGAATACCAACAAAATACAATTACAGACATGGACATATCAGATTATAGCATGATGCAGATAGATGATTTGTATGGTGGTTTGTTTGAGTCAGCACAAAATGAAATGATGAATGAAATGGTGAATCAACAATGGCAGAACTAGAATTTGGTGGTGTAAAAGTTAAAGGAAAAGGCAAGATTATTCCATTAATAATTGGCTTATCTACATTTGTTGGATTTTTGTATGGAGGATTTGAAGTTTACAAACGCTATATAGATATGGAAGAAAAGATAAATTCTTTTGTAGCACCTGACCTTTCTGACTTTGATAAAAGAATAGAATTAATACAACAAGAGGTAACTATGCTTCAACAAGAAATGGGCATGATTTTAGAAGAAGTAAATCTTGTAGCCTCGACTGCAAAAGAATTAAAAGACGATCTTAAAAGTGACGTCCGTCAATTAGAAAAAGATTCCAGACATACAGAGTCACTTGTTGACTCAATAAAAAACGATACAAGAGAAGAACTCAGGCTATTTGAAGATTCAATTAAAGAACTTGAGAATGATTTAGACTTAAAAATAAACAAAGCATTGAACAACCCTCTTTCAGCAAAGGTAAAATAATGACAACAGCAGTAGTAAGAAAACAAGGTAATAGACCTAGTAAATACAAACAATCTATCCTATCAGATTTATTTGAAATGTTAGCGAGAGGTCAAACTATTCGTGAGTGTTGCAAAGAACTAGATGTGTCTTGGACTACACTGAGACAATGGATAAACAAAGACGAAAAGTTAAACAAACAATATCTACAAGCAAAACACGATAGCGTTCTCTACACTATAGAAGATTTAGATACTTTATTAGAACAAGCAAAAAAAGATCCTAAGTTAAATATGACTAAGGTAAAATTATTAGAGATTATTCAAAAAAATGTGCATTTCAAAGCTGGTAAATTAGCACCAAAGATTTATGGCACAGAAAAACAAACTATGTCTATACAAGATCAAAAAGGGAATGAGTTTAAGGTAGAGTGGTCTAAATGAATTTAGATTTTAAAACCTTACTTCCTTACTTAGCCATACTAATAAGTATTGGTATGACATGGGGAATGTGGTCAGAACGATTAGAGGCTGTAGAAAGAAAAGCAGATACTATTTCACAGATGCAACAAGACATAGCTGTCATTAAAGAAAAGATTATATGGATTGAAAAATATCTTAATGGAAATTAGTTATGAAAATGTTTCTTATCTTTTGGTTATGTGTCCAAGATCCCATAATACCATTAGATCAAACTTGTGCATCAAAAATAATTTATGACAAATCATACAATACACAAGAAGAATGTAGGAGAGCATCAGTAAAACTAGCACAAACATTTATGGATAAACCAAATGTTTATATCACTACTTTTTGCACTACAAAGATAACACCCGAAATATAAAGGAGGAAGATGTCTAAGATTTTAATAATCTCAGACCTTCACGAACCATACAGTCATACAGATAGCTTTGCTTTTATAGAAGCCATCAAAAAAAAATACAAGCCTGACAGAGTTGTTTGTATTGGAGACGAGCTTGATTATCATGCTCTATCTTTTCACGACTCAGATCCTGATTTACCAAGTGCTTCTAAAGAATTAGAACTAGGTTTATACAAGATCAAAATGATTGAGAAGTTATTTCCTAAAATGGATTTACTTCATAGCAATCATGGTTCAATGGTCTATCGTAAAAGAAAACATCATGGCTTCCCTTCTCTAGCTGTGAAGGAATATGCTGATATACTAGGTGTCGATAAGCAAAAGTGGCGATGGCACGATAAGTTAATTATTAAAGATAATTATGGTGAGTATTATTTTTGCCATAATATGAACAAAGATCCTGTAAAATCTTCTATGTCAATAGGCATGAATTTTGTGCAAGGGCATTATCATACGGAGTTTCGTATAGGATATTGGTCAAGTCCTGAAAGCCTTAGATTTGGTATGAATGTAGGTTGTCTTATAGATAAAGACTCACTTGCATTTGCTTACTCAAAGGTTAATATTAGGAGACCTGTACTAGGTTGTGGAATGATTGTAAATGGTGTGCCACATTTGATACCTATGATCCTTAAACGAGGAAACAGATGGGTACGGAAACTATGAAGGATAAAATAAATCCTGATTATTATATTGGTACAAAAATACAGGTATCAGATTTCATTCACGAATTTAAACTAGATTATTTTCAAGGCAACATTGTTAAGTATGTCGTAAGACACAAACAAAAAAACGGCATTGAAGATTTAGAAAAAGCTAAATGGTATTTGGAGAAACTAATAGAATGTACGAAGAAATTAAATCTGCAATAATTAAACACGAAGGAAAAGTTAATAAAATTTATAAAGATCACTTGGGCAACGCTACTTTTGGTGTTGGACACTTGGTACTACCCTCAGACGATTTACAGGAAGGAATAGAATATGATGATACAAAAATTATGGAGTTCTTTGAACGAGACTTTAGACAAGCTACCCTTGATGCAGAAACTTTCATCAAAAGGGAGAGTGTTGATGATCGTGCTTTTGGCTGTGTTATTAATATGGCTTTTCAGCTAGGACTACCACGATTATTAAAATTCAAGAACTTTCAATACCACTTAAATAAGTGTGATTATCAATCTGCCAGTGATGAAATGTTAGATAGCAGATGGGCTAAACAAACCCCTAATAGAGCTAACGAACTGGCAGATACAATGAGGAATATATAATGTTTCAAATGTTACTAAAACCTTTGCTAGGTGTAGCTGGTGATGTTGTTAAAGGTGTCGTAGATACTAAGAAAGCAAAGGCTGAACAAAAAGTTACAGAGATTAAAGCAAAGACAGAGTTGCTGAATAAACAAATTAAAGGTGAGATAGAGTATGATTTAGAGGCTATAAAAGGCTCTAAAGACTCGTGGAAAGACGAGGCATGGACTATATTGTTTATTATAATAATAGCCATGTGCTTTATTCCCCCACTACAACCTTACACAGAAAGAGGCTTTGATGCCCTCTCAAGAACTCCACAATGGTTTCAATTTGCTATGTATGGTGCAATAGCTAGTTCATTTGGTTTAAGAGGAATGGGTAAAGTGTTAGGTAAAAAATGAGTACCCTAAAAGAAGTAGAAGCATTATTACGCAAGTCTAAGAAAGAAAACAGAGAACTCAAAAAAGATAATGATGAAAAAGACTTACATATAAAATTTCTTAATGAACGATTAGATAATTGGGCTGATAAAAATGCACAGTTGAGAGAAGAAAAACTAAAGATTACAGTAGATGATGTGATTGCATTTCAAAAATCAAAAGCAGATTATGCTTCTTCACAAAACCAATCACTTACAGAACAACTAGAAAAACAAGAAAAGGTAGAACTAGATGGCAACTTATCAGGGTAGGACAGTTAAACTTAACAAGCCCATGAAAGGCGATGTCAAAAAATTTAAAGTGTTCGTAAAAGATGGAGACAAAGTTAAAAAGATAAACTTTGGTGATCCTAACATGAGCATTAAAAAGAACTCACCAGCACGAAAGAAATCTTATTGTGCGAGATCAGGTGGGATTAAAGGGAAGAATAATAAACTATCTGCAAACTATTGG